AGACGACTACTCGTCTGCAGACTGGTTTCGAGCGCATCAACCTCTCCGTGAGCGATGTCTTCGTGCCTGCTGTCTATCAGTTTGCTCACGTTGTGCGTCCTGTTGCTATCTCTTCTGAAGAAGAGTTCATCAACCAGGGTGACTCGGCTATTCTTAGCATTCTCGAGTCTCGCGTGAAGATGACCGCTAACGCTCTCAAGCGTGAGTTCGTCAAGCAAATCGTTTCAGGAAGCCAAGTTGGCTGGGAAGACTGGGGCACGCTCAACGGTGTTGACGCAGCCACAATCGGACAAGCTGGCTACCTTGAGGAAGACACTGTTACCAACCAAGGAAACACGGTCGGTGGTGTCAACAAGGCGACCTACTCAGCTAAGACTGGTTGGCAGAACCAAATGTTTGATGGCGGTGGTTCTTTCAACGCTAATGGTTTGGCTGGTCTGTATGACCTTATGGTCGAGATCAACTCGGTTAGCCCATCTGGCGCACCCAATGTGATTCTTGCTTCCCGCGCTGGGTTCAAGAACCTAAAGCGTGCCCTGTCTGCACAGGAGCGCTACGTTGACCAGGCCAAGCTTGATGGTGGTCGTATGGTTCAGACCTTCGACGGCATCCAGATCGATGTTGAGTACAACATGCCCAACGCTGGTGCTACAACCACAAACGATCCAATCAGCTTCTACTTCCTCAACATGAACGACATTCACTGTCTGTGGGACCCGAAGGGTTACTTCGACCTGTCTGACTTTGAGACTGTTTCTGGTGAGTACGACGTTCGTGCAGCTAAGATGCGTGTTCGTGGTCAGCTTATTGCCAAGCACCTCGGTTCCAGCGGTCTGGCATTCGACTTGGAAACGTTCTAGCATTAGTTTTTCGAGGGGGGTCGTCCTGACCCCCCTCATTCATACAATCTCTCAGTCAAAAGAGAGGAGGATTAAGAGATGGCTATTCATAAGATTGATGGCGGCCCCGGCGGCGAAAACAATCATTTCCCTAAGAAGTTCGTGACGCTGTATGCAAGCGAAGCAATCACGGCTGGAGACTTTGTTGGTATCGACTTGAGCGATACTACCAACGGTCTTGGCGCTTCTGTTCGTCCGCTTGACCTTGACGACGGTCTTTCCGGCGGTACCCTGCCTTTGGGTGTAGCAACTCACACTGCTGCTGCTGGTGATGACGTTGACATTCAGACGGCTGGTAAGTACGAGAATGCTAACGTGGCCGCTACCGTGGCTGCTGGTGATAAGCTTTTTGCTACCACCGTTACTGGTCGCGCTGCTGATCAGGCTTCTGCGATTGCTGACCTTCAGATTGCTATTGTTGCTGGTACTACCGCTACCACCAACATTGCAGTGGCTAACTCTCAAACGCAAGATGACATCCTTTTCGTCGCACACATTTCGACGACTGCCGATGTTGCTACAATTGCGGACATTACGTCAGAGGCTAGCTTCACAAGCGATGGTCAAATGCAAATGAGCACGACCAATACTACGAACGACTCTTTGTTGGTGTTTTTCCAGAAGCAGCAAGTCTGCCTTGGTGCTGCACTTGAAGCTGCTAGCGCCAACCAGGCTGATGTGATGATCATCAACCAGGGTTACTTCTAAGCCTACATTCCCACTCCGGGGTTTCCCTTAGCCCCACCCTTCCGGCGACTGGGGCTCCCAACTCCCAGTCGCCGGGTTTGTTTTTGTGAGGCCATATGAATCTGAAAGAACTGCGAGAGGAAATCAACTCTGCTCTCGATTACAATCCAAGTCTTGCAGCCTACAAGTCTCAGGTGGAGCGGGTAGTCAATCGACACTACCTGCAATGCAGTAGTCAGTATCAATGGCTTTTCATGCAGGAGAAGCGAGACTTCAACATCAAGGCTACCGTCAGCGGTTCAGCTACGTCACAAGTTACCATCGCGTCTGGCAATCTTAGACTGGTAACGCTCTCTGTTGGGGCAGGAGTATTTGTCCCTGAGATGGAAGGCCAGACGTTTGTTGCGCCAGACGGCACAGAGGTTTCAATCGTTCGTGTAGCCAGCACAACGACCCTTTATTTAGCATCTGCTGTAACTGCTGCTTCTGGTAGTGCGAACTGGTCAGTCAGGTTCGACCGATACGCTCTGCCTAAGGATTGCGTAGAAGTCTTGGGCGTCATGTCCAGAACAGATGATCGTGGCAGGTTGATGTTTGTCAACATGCGAAAAGAGGAGGAGCAGTTCTTAGACATCGACCAGACTGGTGATCCAATCGTAATGATTGAAGAGGAATCAAATGAGTTTCAAAGGCCACCAGATCAAACCATTAAGCTGACGGTCAGATCGGGTCCTACAAACTCTTTGAAGAGAAACACTACTTACCAGTACTGCTATACGATTGTATCTGAAGGTATTGAAAGTGCCCCGTCTCTTGTTTCTGAAGCAACCACGTCTGGCACAGACAGATCTATTCGGTTGGAAGAAATAGAAGACCTTAGGTGGTCAAGCGACGGCAACACGTTCAATGACTCTGGTAAACGAAAGTATGTGTACCGAAGAGACAAGACCAACGGAACCAGATGGATTCTGATTGCTGTCTTAGATGCAGCTACGACGCTGTATGATGATGAGACAATCCTGCCGAATGCTGCAACATCAGGGACCAATACATATGATTATGACCAGGTGACCAACCTGTTTGATGCTGGCCCCCGACAGTTTGTTCGGCTTTGGTGGACAGCACAATCAGACCTTGAGCTTGAGATACGATATGCGCAGCGCCCAAGGCGACTATCTGCTGACTACGACGTTCCTGCTTGGCCGGTTCAGTACCATCACTATTTAGTGTACAAGCCCCTCGAAGACATTTGCCTTCAGCATGGAATGACAACTCAGGGACAGTTGTACGGAAGAAGGGCCGAAGAACTTCTAAAGAGAATGAAGCAGAAGTATTTGAGTCGTTCGAATAGAATGTTTAGACGCAGAGGGTTCGATAAGGATCTTATGCAGGTCGAGAGATACGGAATCCCAACGAAGGTCTGATAATGAAAACCACAACTCTACAGGTCAACAAACTAAGAGGCATAGAGGAAAGGTGGTCCCCTGGAGCAGGTACTGCAGCCAGGATTCGAGACATGACTTGGGACTACCACGACGGTTGGAAAGATGCTGGCGGATCTATTGAGATAGCTACGCTTCAAAAACCCGACAGTCGTAACCGTGAAGAAAACTACTACAATGCGTCTGCTCGAGGTGCCCGAAGCAACCCTTGGGAAGGTCAGGGTGAAATCTACAGTATTCACTGGTTCTGTCAGCACAACGGTGCGCGTCAGTGGTTGTTGTTTGAAGATGAAAGCGGGACACTAAACTTCTTCAATGGCTCTAAAGTAGAGCGATCTTCTTCGGCTGATCCTTGGACGCCTTTGGTAGATCTTGACGGAAGCGTTGTTACTGGACGACAAATTATTACTACACCGCACCAAAGAACCCAGTCTCAGACTTGGGGTGGCAACATTTATTTTGCCAACGGCTACGACAGGGTGATTGTTTTCAATGGAACTCGAGTAGAAAACTCTGGGTTTGGGACCTCACCTGCTCCACCTACTGCATCAGGCATTGTTGGTATGGGCAGTGACGGACTGCATGCGTCTATGTTTTTTGCAAATGGAGCGGCTAAAGTATCAAAAATCTTTCATGACCTTGTGGGTTGTGGCGTTGGCAGTCAAAACTCAGACCCAGACACAGTCGCAAATACAACATTTAGTATAAAAAATGTGGAAACACAGGGTTTAGATTCGGGAAAAAGAAAGAATGGGTATCGATACAAAGTCACGTTTGTAAATGAAAGAGGACAAGAATCAAAGCCATCTATTTCAAGCGGGCTGTGTACGTTTGATAACGGCAACAACCTTTATTCTTATGAAGAAAGCATGAACGATGATTATTCATTGTCTAATGAGGATGGCAGAACCTTCATTAGGGTTTCAATTCCAACAGGCCCGAAAGGAACAGTTGCTCGCAGAGTCTATAGGACTCAAAATTTAGTCAACAGTTCCAATGAACTCGCTAGCGTTTCAAGAGGGGACAATTTTTATTTTTTAGAGGAGATCCAAGACAACTTCACAACTGTGTTTGAGGATGGGCGGCCAGACGCTTTTCTTGGTAATCGTCTTTATGATGAGGATTTTGGTCCTGTTCCGTCTGGCGTGAAGTATTTAGCATCATTCAAAAACACTATGTTCGTTGCTGGTCATTCTGGAAGTGAAGTGGCTTACAGCGCTCCGCTTTTTCCAGAGGTCTTTCCACCAGACAATGTGTTCTTTATTGGAGATGCGAATGAAGGGCCTATTACTGGAATGTACGCAACCAGGAACGCCTTGGTTGTCTTTAAACAGAAAGGCATCTACCTAATCAAAGGCGATCCCGCTAACGGGTTTGCTTCAGTCACTTTGACTTTAGATACTGGTTGTTCTTCGCCCAACTCAATCAAAGAGATTCCTGGCTTGGGCTTGGCTTTTCTTTCTCAAGACGGAGTGTACTTGCTCAAAGGTGCTTTGGAAAACACTGGCACCATCACAGGGATTGTGAACATTTCAACACCAATCCCAGACCTTATGAAAAAAATCAATCCAGCAGCGTTGTTGAATGCGTTTGGTGAGATTTATCACACAGATAGAGAATACTGGTTGGCGGTTCCAACGATTGGGTCTGATAAGAATGATTTAGTTCTTTGCTACCACTATGAGATTGGTGCTTGGAGTTTCCGAGAAAACTACCCAATAGGCTGCATGGTCGAAACTAAAGATCATAGGAACTACTTGTTTTACGGAAGCAATGCTTCTGGTAATGAAAGTGAAACAAACTTAGGAACCACGGCACAAGGAATCTACGTCTACAGTAGAGGCGCAAAGATTAAGGGACACTGGTACGGTCAGAGGTCAGGCGGCTACTCCAACTCCAGTATTCGGAAGGTTGAGCCTCTTTACGAAACGTCGTCGATTGATTTCGGTAGTGTTTATCAATCGGTTCAGCCCGCACATGTCATCGTTTATGCAGTGGCATATGGCAACAATGACTTAGAGTTGAACTACAGAATCAATCGATCAACCAGACAGGTTCGCTCAACAGCGCAAAGCGCCGATCAACAAGATCCAAATGACAGGCAGTTTATTTACGGTCCAATGAATGATGTAGAAAGGAAGTATACGTTTCCTCCTTCTATTCCTGCTGTTTGGGGTCCAACTCACCCTGATGCTGGCGTTTGGGCTAACGCTCGACCCGTGCCTGTCCGGTTTGATATAAGCACTGCCTCTGTTGGTCCTGCTCGAGAAATGCAGTTTACTTTTTCTCCTGCAAGCAGACAGATTCAAATCGTTGGTTATGACATTGAAGTAAAGCTCGGGGAGCAAAGGAATATCAAGCCGCTTAACGAAGCCCTTGGTATTTCTGCAAAATCTCCAAGAGGAGGGACTTGATATGGCTTGGAAGTATAGACAGGAATACCACGAGTCAGGCGATGCTCTTATCCCTGAAGACTTTTTAGAGAATCAAAAAGAGTTTGTGTCGGAATACAATGGTTACTTAGACCGAGACAACTTTCGAGAACAAGACTTTTCAAATGGAGTGTACAACAGCCCGACCGCTGGTGGGTTTAGCTCCCTTCCTCTTGTTGAGCACAATGCATTCAATGCAGTATTCGCTGACGTAGCAACCACTCACAACGGCAATGGTTACGGAAAAATCATGCTTTTAGATTTGGGTGGAGACATGGAAAGCATCGGATGGTCAACCAAAGGCACTGGAAGGCCATCAGCCTATTCAAGTTTCAACACAACTCCAGCACTTAATTTGAATCTTACAGACGACAGTCTGTTGATTGTTGAGTTTTCTGCTCACTTTGAGTGGATGGGCCTGGACCTATGCAACAACACTGGTACAGAGAAAAAAGTTTCGACCGGATCTGGTGAATGGGAGGGTATTTACGAACCATCTTGGCAGCATTATCCTACCGGAGAAGCTCACCTGTGGGATGTGTATGTTCCCGATGATGGCATTGCTGACGACAATATTGGACCTCGAAGAATGTTTGCTTGCATTAAGTTTCGAGTGTTGTGCAACGGTGATGTTGTGTGTGAATCTGGATGGTTTGCGAATCATGTAAGAAGAAACTCAGTTTACCTTGTAGGGGCTATTCCTGTGCTGGCTGGAGAAACAGACGTTCAGGTTCAATACAAAATGGCTTATGTAGACAATCGTGTTCCTGGCGAAGACATTGAGAAAACGGGAGTTCAGCAACCGTGTACAATGTTTGAGCGAGAGCTTATTGTTCACCAAAGGAAGCGTTGAATGTCCAGAGTTATCATAAAAGGCATCACTCCTGGCGAGACCTTGGATGTTGCAGATGTGAACGACACCGTTGACTCTTGGAGCACGGCAACAAGCCCGACAGGCAACACCGCAAACAGACAAGGTGTTGATTCTGACAACATTCGAGACGAGGGCCTTGATCGTCGAATGTTTACTAAAGGAGACATAACCAGCACGGCCCATCGAGGGGCTAGTAAATCTTCTTCACCATACGGCTATGTAAAAACAACCAACAGCCCACACAATGGCTCTTGGCACTTGCTTTCAAGCAGCACCCAAGACCAAATTATCGGCCCATTTACTTACAGCCCTGATATTACAAGCGGAGAATACGATCATCACATGATGCTGGTCAGATACCACTTGGATGTTTTTGCTGCACCCTCTAGTGGTTTGTTTCCTGCTGGTGGAAATGGCTCAAACAACTGGGGTAAGAAAACAAGGGTAAGCACAAGGCTTGCTTATATTTTGTCTGCATCTACGCCTACAGCTTCTTCTGCATGGATTCCTATGCATGCAACAACTCGCAGAGTGCAGATGGGGGCTTTTGGTTTCCACGCGCCAATATATGAAAGCAAAGGATTTAATATCAACGGCAGCAGAAGCGTTAACACAAACAAAAATCGTTTCTGGGGCGAAAGGACCTCCGACTACACGGCCTTGTCCAATATCTTTGCTGGCTATGCAAGGTTGAGGCAGAACATTTGTGCTTCTCATCTCTTTGCTAGTAAAAGAGATGTTGGAACTACTGGTTACTCCTATACAACACAGTTTACCACTCAGTTGTATTTTGGACTTCAACTTAAGATTGATTACTGGGATGATAAGCCCACGGATGGCAAGGTCACCATCGGTAATTTCCTGTTGTCCGCTCGTAATTTTGTGAGGTGAAAAGTGCCTATTAATCCACCTACAAAACCAAATGATGGCGATGAAGTAGTTATTAGCTTCTTTGAAGATTTGTATGATGAAAACGAAGTTTATCTAAACAGCGGGATTCGCACTAATAGCGACTTTGTAACTTCATCAAAAGGAAATGAGCCGGTTGTTAAGACGCGGCACATATACAAACCTGACTTCTATGCTTCTGGGTCGAACAGAACTGAGCTTGTAAGCTCTGAGGTTTATTATAGAAATACTCCTTTTGGTGTTGAAAACCTGTCTTTTCATCACCCACATGCAGGATCTAAAACATCGGATTTTGCAACTGAAAGAAATCAAACATCAGGCTGGGTTCCTGTTCGAAACATGGGAGTTCTC